AGATTTTCTTTGTCTGCGGGAACTGTTTCCAATTCAGGGACAACATCGTGGACGAACTCGGCGACGTGCTTTGGTTCGTCGCAATGCTGGCGCGCCGCCTCGGCTTCAGCCTTGAAGAAGTGATGCGCCGCAATCTCGACAAACTCGCCGACCGCCAAGCGCGCGGCGTGATCATCGGCGATGGAGATAAGCGATAGGAACGCAGTTACAACGTAGTTACATAGAAACGCCCCACGAGCACGACTTTGCCGCGTTCGTGCGGGCTCTCTCAGTTACAACCTGGTTACATGAGCAAGACAATGTTCTCCAATCACCGCGCGGACTATCGCGCCATGATCAACTCCGCCCGATGGGTGGAACTCCGCGCACAGGTGTTGAGCGTCCGTCCTCTGTGTGTGCGCTGCATGCACGAGGGACGCGAAACGCTTGCCACTGAAGTGCACCACATCTCGCCCGTGGAAGACGGCGCGACAGCCGAAGACCGCCGCCGTCTGATGTTCGACGCGACGAACCTGCAGCCATTGTGCCACTCCTGCCACGTGGCGGTGCATGTCGAGTTGGGGCGCGGCGGCAAGCGCGGAACGGCGCGCCGTGTTGAGGTAGAACGCAAAGCCATCGACCGCCTCTTCACCGGCGAAGACGATGGCACGCGCATCCAACGCCCCGCAACGCGCGTTAAAAAAACAAACAGAGATAAACCCGATACCCCCCGGGGGGTGTTTTAAAAAGGGGGTGGGGGTGCTTCTAAACCTCACACACTCTCTTTTCTCTGCGTCCGACGATTTTTGGAATAGGTGGATTTTAACAAAACAACACCAAACACAAAAAGATCACCCACTCCAAAACCTCGATTAAATGGACAATGAAACCCACGAAGGCCAAGTTTTAATCTCCTCTTCCGAGTTGGCCGAACTGCGCGCCATCGCCAAAAAATACGGGCGATTTATGCGCGAGAAGAAGAAAACCGTGGAGGAACATGCCGCCACGGTACAGCGCGCTGTGAAATCGAAGGGCGCGGACTCGGCTGCTCTCGAGATGGAAATTTACTCTCTCGCTTCGGCTCGCCGAACGCTCGACCTGGCCAATGCTGAAATAGCTAATCTCAAAGCCACCACCGTCAGCGAAAAAACACAACAAGGCGAGAAGCTCGTTTCGCACCCCGTTTTTCGGGTGCAGCGCGACGCGTTGGCCGCCGTCACCCGCCACATGAAAGCACTTGGACTGACCGCCCAAGACCTGACCGCCGCCGATGAAGGCAGCCCCCTCGAGAACTTGACGGAAAAGGTGCTCAAAGCCACACAAAAAGCCGCTAAACTATGAAAGACGCTCAACTCGGTGCGCTCGACACCGTGCGATGCGCCAATTTTCTGAACAACGATTTGCCCGATGGGTGTGCCGACCTCATCGTGTCCGACCCGCCGTATTTTGAAGTCAAAGGCGATTTCGATTTTCAGTGGCCGACGTTCGACGCCTATTTGTCCGATGTGGAACGATGGGCGGCGGAGTGCGCGCGCCTACTCGCCCCCACCGGCAATTTGATTTGGTGGGGATCGGCGGCGCGCATCGCTTATTCGCAAATTATCCTTGATCGGCATTTTCGTCTCCTCGCTAATTGCGCGTGGTACAAGAAGGACGGTGTGCACATTAAACAGTCCCCCAAAAGTCTGCGCACCTTTCGCATTGGTGCTGAACGCTTCTTGCATTACGAAAGTCTAGCCGCACCGCAAGACTCGTTCACTCAACCCAATGCTTCCTATTTCTACGAACCATTTGAGCCGCTTCGTTTGTGGCTGCGTCGTGAAATCGACTCGCTCGGTGGGGCGCAGTGTGTTGCGGCGGCGCTGCACATCAGCGACCGCGCCGTTTGCCATTGGACGTGCCGAAGTCAATGGACGTTCCCGAACGTCGCACGCGTGAACCAACTGCTTGAATTGTATGCCCGTCCCTACAGAACTGAAAAAGCTGCGGAGTTTGAGCGAAAACGTGTGGAGTTTGAGGAGAAAACGCAGGAGTATTTAGAAAAAGAGCGGGAGGATTACGCTTCGCGCCGCCGCCCCTTTTTCGGCGAGCTCTACAACTTCCGCGACATCATCACGGCATCCCAAGAAACCCACATCACAAAGCTCTACGATTTTCCAACGAAGAAGCCGCCCACGCTGACGCGGCAACTCATTGAAACCTGCAGCCGCCCCGGCGCGTTGGTGGTCGTCCCCTTTGCCGGCAGCGGCACAGAGTGCGAAGCCGCCAAGGTTAGCGGCCGCCGCTTCATTGCTTTCGACACCGACCCGCGTGCCGCCGCCATGGCACAAGCGCGCGCCGATGCCGCTAATCACGAACCTACTTTGCCATTATGACGGAAGAATACAAAGACAGACTCCGCGAGGCGAAAGTAGAAGTAACTCGTTTTCTCGACGCTGTAGACCTCGCGGCCTACAATTTGGCGGACACCGACGCGCGCCTTGAGGCCTACTGCGCCGAAGTGATCAACAACCCGGACGGGCACAACGTGTTCGAGCAGTTGGGGGTGAAACACTTCTTGAAGATGGTCGACAAGTACGGGCTCTGCAAAGTCGCGGTGCTGCAATTCTTCACGCTCTACGAAGAATTGCACTTCCCCGGCATCGCAGGTTTGCAGAAATACAAGCTCACGCCGGTACAGGCTTTCCAATACGCCTCGATTTATGGATTTTGGGAAGGCACGCGCCGCGTGGTGCGCACGGCGCTGCTCTTCGTTCCGCGTAAATTCAGCAAGACCACGAGCAGCGCCGCCATATCGGTCTACGATGTCTTGTTTGGCGATGCCAACGCGGAGAGCTACATCTGCGCCAACAGTGCCGACCAAGCAAAGAAGTGTTTCAAGGTGGTGCGCCAATGCTTCCTCAAACTCGACCCGAAGTCGCGCTACTATTTGGCCAACGAAACAGAAATCAAGAGCCGCCGCCCCAACCGCCCGGCCTTTGCACAGTGCTTGACGGCCAACGCCAACACGAAAGACGGACTCAACGCGTCGACCATCATCGTCGACGAGTTCTCTCAAGCGCGCGATGCCGAACTTTTCTACACCCTCACCTCGTCGATGGGAGCACGGCGCAACCCGCTCACCGTGATTATCACGACCGCCTCGCCCCTTGTCGATGCGCCGTGCTACGAGATGGTGCAAGGTTGTTGCCGTATGCTGTTGGGCGACTACGAAGACGACAGCACATTTGCCCACATTTTTATGCCCGATGTCGACGACGACGAAGGCAGCGAGGACACGTGGCGGAAGGTGCACCCCCACATGGGCGTAACGGTTTCGATGGACTTCTACCGCGACGAGTGGGGGAAGGCTTTGCGCAACGGCGCGGAGGCGCTGCTGACCTTTCGCACCAAGCAGCTCAACATCTACGCCGAAGACGAGACGCGTCCGTGGATTGGCGCCACGCTCGCCCGCAAGATGATGCGACCGCTCGACTTGAGCGTGTTCACACAGCGACCGACGGCGATGGTGGCCATCGACTTGTCAGAGAGTGACGACTTTTCGGCCGTGTCGATTTGCATTCACAACGCGGCCGACCGCACGATGCACTTTCACACCGATTATTTTTTCCCCCGCGGCGCTCTGCCGGGACACCCCAACGAGGAGATGTACCGCAAGTGGGCGGCCGATGGGCATTTGCACCTAACGGACGGCGAAGTCATCGACTACCGCGCCATCGTGGCTCACATCGTAGGGCTGGCCAAGCGCTTCAACGTCCTAAAAATCGGATACGACGCGTGGAAGTCGCAGGAGGTGATCAACATGCTCGGAGCTGTCGGCGGCGCCGATGCGCTCAAACCGGTGGCGCAGACGTTCGGTAATTTCACCGCTCCGGTGGAGAGCTTCGAACACTGGGCGAAAGAAGGGCGCATTACTATCAACTCGAACCCGATCAACGCCTTTTGCTTCGGTAATGCCGTGCTGGCTTTCGACAACTTGGAAAACTGCAAGCCGGTCAAGCGCAAACAAACGCGCAAAATCGACGGTGTGATCACGATGCTCATGACGATGCGCCTATTTCTCGACGCGGAACAATAGCCGGCTACCGATTTCGACGCGAAAGGCGCACAAAATAAAATATAAACTTTGGCGCACGGCGGAGCATTACGGCGCACGGCGGCACACATTGTTACACTTTGTTACAGTAGGGTTTTGGGAGCGTTTAACGCGTTCGCAAAACCCTATTGTCTGCGCGCGCGAATCGGACTAATTTCGCCCTGTTGTTTTCATAAAATCCCACCTATTCACTCACTCTATTTTATGAGTTTTTTCGCAAGTGTCCGCAACCTGTTCCGAAGCGCTCCGCCGGCCAAAACATCGGCGAGCCGTTCGGCGGGCACCGGGGGCGTACATCGTTACGTCCTCGGTGTGAACACTTCGCCGATGTCCATTCCCACGGCGCACCGCTGCGTCGAAGTGATAGCGGGCATCGTGTCTTCGCTCCCCCTGCGGGTGGAGAGTGTGCGCGATGGCTTGTTTGTCTCCACACCGGGCGACCGCTTGTCCTATCTGCTCAACGTGCAACCGTGTCCATCCATGTCGGCTGCCGACTTTTGGGGTGCGATCATTCGTCTGCTGCTGTTGGAGGGCAACGCCTACGTGGTACCCGTCTACAACTCATTGAACTATGAGGTCGAAAGGTTGGTGCTTTGCAACCGCGGCACGGTGAGCCACGACACGCTCCGCAACGTCTACATGGTGAACGATATGGCAAACGGCCTTTCGGGCACCTACGAGGAAAGTGAGATTTTGCACTTCAAACACCTCACACTCGACGGGAAAAAAGGCCTTTCGGTGATTTCTTATGCGAGAAACACGCTCGACATTGCCGGCAGCGCCGCGGAGGAAACGCTCACACGCTTTGCCGACGGCGGCAACGTCCGCGGCTTTTTGGCCAACGGCACAGCAGGCCGCCCGTTCGCTTTGGGTGAATATGATAGCGACGAACTTAAAAACGCCGCGAAGTCGATAGATGAACGCTTTTCGAACGGCGAGAAAATTGTGGAGTTGCCCGGGCAAGTCGATTTTCGACAAGTCACCATGACGTCGGCCGATATGCAGTTTCTCGAAACGCGCAAATTTACGGTTTTCGAGGTCTGTCGCTTCTTCGGTGTGCCGCCCTCTTTTGTCTACAGCGACACGAGCAACAACTACAAGAGCGCAGAGAACGCCTACACCGATTTGATGAACCTCACGCTCAACCCGATTTTGCACAAGTTGGAATGCGAGCTCCTGCGCAAACTCTATCCCGAGATGGCCGAGCGCCGCCGCATCATCTTCGACCGCCGCGAAATTTACGCTTGCGACCTCGAGAGCCGCGTCCGTTATCAAACGGCGACCATCGCCGCCGGGCTCTACACCGTCAACGAATGGCGCGCCGCCGAAAACAAGCCACCCGTCGAAGGCGGCGACACTCCTTTGGTTTCGGCCAACCTCCGAGACCTTTCGACAACCCCCGAAATGCTGAACGATGGAAAAGACACCCACACCCAAAAAGAGCCCCGAAACGCTGCGACGTGAATGCGTGGTGCGCGAAGGGGTGCACCTCCGAGAGGCCCCCGAAGGGCAAGAGAGTCGAACGATTGAAGGCTACGCCATTTTGTTCAATACACCCTCCGCGGTGCTGTGGAGCGAAGACGACGGGAAAATCGAGGCGCGCGAAATCATCGCCCCCGAAGCCGTAACCCGCGAACTGCTCGACGCATCGGATATTAAGTTCACGTTGTTCCACGACCGGCAACTCATTTTGGCGCGTTCCAAGGAGGGGCAGGGCACGTTGTCTTACGACATCGACACGCGCGGCGTGAAGTTCTCTTTTGAAGCGCCCCACACGGCCGACGGCGACAAGGCGGTCGAACTCGTGCGCCGCGGTGATCTGGCGGGGTGTAGTTTCGCTTTCTCCACCTACTACAGAAAGAACGACTACGTCGGCCGCAGCGTGGACACCGACGCCACGGGAAACCAAAAAATCACCTACACCGTTCGCCAAATTGTGGGAGTCTACGACATGACCCTCGCTGCCGACCCCGCCTATCCCGATACGAGCGTATCACTGCGCGAGCAGTTTGAGCCGGCGCCCGCCCCTCCCGTGGACGACACCGCGGAGCAGGAACGAGAACGACAGCTCGAAGAGATGGCACAAGTACTGAAAAAGCACAAATACTAAACTCAATATACTATGACGTCAAAAAGAACTATCACCGCCCGCGGCATTGAGTTGCGCGAGCGCCGCCGCGAAATCTCCGCAAAGATTGAGGAGATGGCGAACAAACTCCGCGAAGAAAAACGCGCCCGCAACGAAGCCGAAGAAACCGAGTACGGAGAATACGTGCGCGAATTGCAGCTCGTCGACATGGATCTTCGCGCGTTGGCCGTCGATTATAAACATCAGTCCGAAGATGTCCGCCGCGAAGTTACGGAAATGGTGCGCGAACAAGTTCGCAGCGGCAAATCGTTTGAAGTCACTTTTGCGCGTGACATGGTAATGGTGAGCGATGTGAACAACGGCGGCATTATTCCTTTGCTGGTTCAGGACGTTATGGGGCCTCTTTACGAACGACTCATTTACGACAAGATCGGGATTCCCATTTCAACCGGCGTGCACGGGGAATTTGTTTGGCCGTTCCATAGTGAAGTAACCGTGACCCTCGCCGATGAGGCCGTTGAGGTTCCCGGACAGAAAATCACGTTCACTAAGAAGACGGCACACCCGGAGCGTCTGGCGGCACTGTACGAGACGACGCGCGAAGCCTTGATGCTGTCGAACAACCTCGTGGAGGATATTATTCAAAAGTATATCCCCGTTGCGATTGGCAAACACATGGACGCGGTGCTGTTTAGTACTACAAAGGTGACGGGGGCGAAGGACTTCGTCGGCCCGTTCGTCGCGTTGAAGGCTTCGGCAAAACAAATTGGCCCCAACATCGATTTTAAGACGCTGAACCTGGCCAAAGCCGAACTGCTGGCGACCGGCGTCGAGGGTGAGGCGATGGCTTGGGTGATGACCAAGTCCATGCAGGCTATCCTCGAAGCCACGCCCAAAGATCCCGGTTCCGGTATCATGATTTGCGAGGATGGCAAGATTGCCGGCCTCCCTGTTTATACAACGCAAGCCATTGGTAACGACTACATCGGCTTGGGGGACTGGAGTTATCAACCGCTCAACTTCTTCGGCGACGTTACGTTCATCGTAGACCCATACACCGGCGCTGCAGGCAACAAAGTGCGCTATGCTGTGAACACGGATGTTGCAACAGTCACGCTTATCCCCGAGGCGTTCAAACTCCTCAAAGTAAAGAACGCATAATCCTTTCTTTTCTGTTTTCCATGCTTACCGATTTCGACCTGTTTCGCAAACACTGTCGCGCCGATGATTTCGACGACGAGACGGAGCTCCTGCGCTTTCTTCTCGAAGCTGCGGAGGAGGCTGTCGTCAAGGCGACGAACCGCAGCGCGGCGGAGCTTGTCGAAATGGGCGGCGGTAAGTTCCCGCACATGCTGCGAATCGCTGTTTATTCGTTGGGCGCGCATTGGTACAATCAACGAGAAGGGGTGGCCGCCGTGCAAATGCACAGCGTGCCGGAGACGTTCGAAGCTTGTGTCAAACCATTTAAACGCCTATGCAAGCCGGAAGAATGAGAACGCGGCTCGAACTCCTGCGACCGGTGCGCACCGCCGACGGTTACGGCGCAGAGAATGTACACTACGAGCCGACCCGCGTGGCCTATGCCGAGCAAGTGCGCCACACCGCACGCCTACACAACGAGGTGGGCGAGCATTTCCCCGACCATTCCACCGAATACAACGTGCGCGATGGGCACGAGGTGGGCGAAAATTGGCGAGTGCGCGAACTGCATGGCTTGCTCTACACCGTTACGGCGATCATCCCCAACAAGGCGCGCGGTTTTGTCACGCTGATTTGTGAACGAGTAAACGAATAACGACATGGAAGCAACAATGAACACCGACGGCCTGCGCGCCCTTTGGCACATGCTTTCCGAACGAGAACGCAAAAAGGCGCTCATCGGCGCAGCGCGTGCCACCGGCGCCGTAGTGCTTCGGGCGGCGCGGCGGGAGATGATGAAGACGAAAGTCGACAAAGCCGACAGACTGCGCACGAATGTTCGTTGCAATGTTTTCAAAGAGCGCGTCGGGTTCAAGGTCTGCGTGAGCGCAAACCCAAGATTTCGACGTTTCATGCACACCAATCGCCGCGGAGAACTCAAGCCGTTGGCCTATTGGTTCAACAGCGGAACAGAGAAGCGCCAAACCGGACGCGGCGGAACCGGAAAACGCAAGCCGCACTCCACCGGCGCGCTGAGGCGATACGACTTCATTGCCAACGCACGCACGAGCATTCCCGAAGCACAAGAGATTTTCAGCGCGAAAGTCTTCGAGTGGACGGCGCGCATCGCGGCTCGTCACTACAAATAATTTTTGATCAATGGCAAAACAGACTTCTCTCAGTGCTGGGCTCGCGATTCGCAAACTTCTTTCGGAGAGCGAAGACGTGCAAGCCATCACGCGGCTCGTGTTTCCCGTTGTTTCCGACTCGGCGCAGCTCCCCTACGTCGTGTATCGCCGCTCAGATTTAGAACCGGCTCCCAACTCGCACGGCTCGGCCGACACGTTGACGTTTGAGGTCGCCTGCTACGCGGCGTCCTACGCCGGCGCGGTGGAATTGGCCGAGGCGGTGCGCGCAGCTCTCGACGGAACGAGCGACAACCTGCTGCGTTCTTGTCGCATAGCTTCAGCGGAGGAACTGTGGGACGCGGATGCCCATGTGCAGCTCCTCACGTTCACCGTTCGCCCCCGTTAACCAACACACAACACACACCTATCTAAACTACACACACATGGCATTACCTCAAGGCTATCTCAACGGTAACGACCTCCTCCTCTTTGTCGGAGGCAAGGCCGTAGGGCACTGCGGCTCGTACTCTGTCGACTACAAGAGCGAAACGAAGACCCGCGCCGTGAAACCCATTGCGTCGGCTCCTCCGGGCTCTGGCAAGTTCAAAGAAACAACTGTAACAGGACAATCCATTTCCATCAAGACCGAGCAGTTTATCTATATCGGAGAAACTGAAGCCTCCCACAAGGACTTTTTGGCGGTTTGGAAGACGGGGGGTGCAGCCGATTTGAAAATAATGGCGCGCGGCTCCGAGGACATTCTTTTGGCGGGGTCGTTCATTATTGAGTCGATGAGCGAAACCACCGAGGCCGACCAAGACGTGAAGTCGTCCGTGTCGTTCATCAACAACGGCGCACCGACCACTCTCGACGACACAAAACACCCCTAATTGATTATGGAAACAAAGAAATTCCCGAAGATTACAGTCGACGGCAAAGCCTATCCCACTCGCGCGTCGATGGGAGCGATGCTACGCTTCACGCGCGAAACCGGCAAAGAGTTGTCGGAGGCGCTCACGTTCACCGACCAAATCACCTATTTGTGGTGTTGCGTCGTTTCGGCCTGCAGCGCCGACGGCATCGAGTTCGGCATGGACTTGCTGACATTCGCCGACCATCTCGACGCAGAAGACGTGCAAGCGTGGTCGGAAGCCATCGAAAGCACGAACAGTGACGACGAAACAGACAGCGCCGGCGCTGCAAAAAAAAAGCATTAGCCTTTTCGGAGCTAATGGGCTACGCGTTGGGCGTGATGGGCATGAAGTTAGACGATTTCGTGCGCCTCACGCCCGACGAATTTATGGCGTGTATGAAGGCGCACACAGAGGCAAAAGAAGGCCGTTCGCGCGATGAGTGGGAAAGGATGAGGCTACAAACGACGCTACTCATACAACCCCACGTCAGCAAGACCCTGACTCCCGAAAAACTCTTTGCGCTGCCATGGGACGAGCACCGCGAAACCCAACCGCACCGCGAAACGCCCGAAGAATTAGAAGCGCGCAAAAAATATGCGCGTGAACTCGTTAGAGAAATCAACCGCAAAAATTCCCCAACAGATGGCCAAGGCTGATATACAAATTGTACTCCAAGCAGACGGCAAACCGATTGACGCGATCATCAAGAGCACCGAAGGTTTGCAGGAAGCCATGAAGAAGGCGCTCGAGGAATCGACGAAGCTCAAACCCTCGCTCGTCAATGCCGCCGCCACGGCTTCGCTCTTCCAAACACTCAAGAGCGCCGTCGGCTCATTGCAAGGCGTCTTTTCGAGTTATACGCAGGCTTTCGAAGCGGCCGCTGTGGCCAACACGAAACTAAAAACCATCATGGAGCAGCGCATGAACGCGACTGCCGAAGATGTGAAGGGCGTGAAAGACGTGATTTCGGCGCAGAAGGAGCTCGGCGTTGTGAGTGGTTCGGTGCAGGTGGCGGGCGCTCAGCAAATCGGAACATTCGCCACACAGGCTTCGACACTTCGCACCCTCGTGCCGGCGATGAACAACCTCCTCGCACAGCAAAAGGGCGTCAGCGCCACGCAGGAAGACGCGGTGGCGGTGGGTAATCTCTTCGGCAAGGCGCTGCAGGGACAAGCCACAGCGCTGCGTCGTGTCGGCATCACGTTCTCCGCAGCCGAAGAAAAGATGCTCAAGCACGGCACCGAAAGCGAGCGTGCTGCCCTCTTGGCTCGTATCATCACGAACAACGTGGGCGAGATGAACAAGAAACTCGCCGCCACGCCGACCGGACAGATGAAGCAGCTACAAATGACTATCGGCGGCATTAAGGCGAAAATCGGCGAGGCGCTGGTCGGCTTCGGCCCCTATCTCGCCGCGGCTTCGCAAGTGTCTGTCATAACGGCTTCCTTTGGGCAACTTAAAACCGTGGTTTCCGGTGTGGGGGCGTCTTTGGCTAATTTCCTCGCCACGACAAAGGCCTCCATTTTGGCACTCTATGCCGAAGCCGGTGCCGCGGGTACGACAAGCACCGCGATGCGGGTGCTTACGACAGTCAAGTTGGCAGCCGTCAGCGCAGCAAAGAAGCTCATCGCGGTTATAAGTGCAAATGTTTGGCTCGTGGCTGCGGCTGCAGTGGCAGGGTTGGTTTATGCGCTTTACAAGTTCTCCTCTGCCAACAACGAAGCCGCGCGCCGCCAAGCGGAAACAAACGAGGCTTTTGGCGTAGCGGCTGCCGCTGCTTCAAAGGAGGAAAACAAATTAAAATCTCTTTTCGACGCACTGAACAAGGCAAAGCAAGGCACGGCGGCTTATGCACGGGCGAAAAACTCCATCATGGAACAATATGGGGAGTACATTCGCCAAATCGAAGCCGAACACGGGAAAATCAAAAAACTCTCAGACGTCTACGAACTCCTCCGCGAAAAGGTTGTTGCGGCAGCGCGTGCGCGCGCCATGGAAGCCTACGTCGATAAGAAGATGGGGGAGACAGCAGAAGAAAGGGGAGAACTTGTTTCGAATATACGTGGGGTGTTGTCCAAAAAATTCCATGGTGCGTTTTTGGATCACATGGTTCAAAAGACGCTGAAGGCTATTCGTGACGGCAACCTGAGCGAGCGGTATATAAAACAATTCGACGAGTTGCAAACAATAGCACAACCGGGCGGTCCGTCAACAACGCAGGTATATAATCCTCTGAGGGTTTACGCTGCGGGAATGAAAAAACTAGACCAAAGGGACGCTCAAGTTCAAGCCGATGCCAAGGCGGTTCTCTCAGCTGACAAAAGCACTGGAAATGCAGGAGCTAATGGCGACCCGGTGAAAAATAAAACCTATTGGGACAATAAGAAGAAAGATGCGCAAGAACAGTTAGAGCGTCTCGACACTTCTAAGGCGGCCGACCGAAAAGCGGCCGCGGTGCTTCGCAAACAGATTGCAGGATACGACAAGCAACTGGAGTTCTTTTCAGCCGGTTCACACGGTGGCGGAAAGAGCGGCGGGGGCAAGGGCGGACATAAGGTCGACCCCAAGAAAGAAGAAGAAAATCGGCAGAAAAACGAAGCGCTCGACGCTCACGCATTGACGCAGGCGCAGGACAAAGAGCAGGCCGCCGAAATCAAAGCCGCGCGCGAACGTTACGCGGTCTTGACACAAGCCGAAATCGACGCGAAGAAAGAAGGCGCAGAAAAGGAGCGCGCACAAAATGCGCTCGACCTCCAAAAAGAACTCGACCAAATCGACGAGCAAACGGCCGCCCTCCTCGAAGCCAAACGCGACCAAGCTGAGGCCGTTTGGAATGCCACCCACCGCAAAGAGCGCGACAAGGGTTTGCGGTTCAACCGCTCGAGCATCACCGCCGCCAACTTTTCGAAAGAGGAGGCTGACTATTTCGCCAAGCTGGAAGAATATGCACGCGCCCGCCGCGCTGCCAAGGACGATGCCACCGCCGAAAAGTACAACATCGGCCGCCTCGAGGAGCTTCACACCGTGAAGGAGCTAACGGCCGCCATCGAGAAACTAAACGCTGCCTCCGAGAAACAAAGCGGCGACGAGTTCTACAACACGCAGAAGACGATAGCCGCCTACCAGCGCAAATTGGAGCTGATGAAAGACGGCGCGGAATGGCAAACCAAGCTCCGAGAAGCAAAAGAAATCGGCCAACTCGGAGAACGCGAAATGAAAATCCGCATCCGCGCCCTCGGCATCGAGGAACTCCAAAGCCGCATCGAAGCCATACAAAAGCGATTGGCCGACACCACAAGCCCCGTTTCGCCCGAACAGCGCCGCGACTTGATAGAGCTAGCAAATACTTACAAGAGCCTCCAAAAGAAGGCCGTTAGCGCCATTAGTATGGTACGCAGCGCGTGGGGCGGCGTGTCGAGCATCGGCAACACGGTGGAGAGCTTGAGCAACACACTGCGCGGCAACGCCTCGGCGTGGCAAAAGCTTTCGGCGGTGCTCAACGCGGTGCTGCAGATGGAAGAGAATTTCAAGGCGCTGAACCAAGTAATGCGCATTTTCGGTTTGGTGAGCGCGGCCAACAAGACGATAAAAGAGCAAGAAACGACCGCCACCATCGTCAACGCGCAGGCGGTGCAAACCGAAGCACAAACCACCATCGCGGCCGCCACGGCAAAGACCGCAGCCAACAAGGCCGAAGCCACCACCAACGTGGCCGGCGCCGCCGCAAAGACGTTCAACGCGCACGCCGCAATTCCGTGGGTGGGTATCGCAGCGGCGGCCGCGCTGACGGGCGTAATGATTGCCACCATGGCATCACTTCCGAAGTTCGCAGAAGGTGGCATCGCCTATGGCCCCACGCTCGGACTCTTCGGCGAATATGCGGGAGCAAGCACCAACCCCGAAGTGGTGGCACCGCTCGACCGCCTGCGTTCGCTCATCGCCCCACAAGAAAGCGGCGGCGGTTCGGTGCGTTTCCGCATCGAGGGGCGCGACCTGGTCGGCGTGCTGCAAAAAACACAGCGCCACAACGGACGAAACTAAACAAGTATGGAAAAAATCATTACCCACCGCGGCGAGTTTTTGAGCCGTTCCGATGTGCTGCACCGTGTAGAGTTGTGGCGCATCGATGGCGCGGCGGTCGAACAGCCCGAAGAGTTGCGTTTCGAAGCCGATGAGGCGCTTGTTATTGAGTGGAAAGAGACGGCGAAGCACGAACCGATTTGCGCTTCGACGGCTACGCTCCGCCTCGACAGCCCCGGCGACCGCACTTATACAGGGCTCTACACCATCGCCCCCGGCGCGGTGGGCATGGACGTGTACAGAAACGGCGCTTTGTATTGGACGGGCACGATCGATGCCGAAGAATACGAAGAGCCCTATCAAAGCGCCGAGCACTATACTGTTTCTCTAACTTTCGGAGATTTCGGCATTTGGCAGCGACTGAAATACAGTTACAGCGCCTCGCAGCTCACGAACGGAGTCGAAACCATCGGCACGCTCATTCGTTCGGCCGTTGCACGGGCGGGGCTGTCTTTGCCGTTCGATGATAGTTTGGTTGCGGCTACTTCAGGAAAGCCGGGAGACGAGGCGGGCGTTGCATCATGGTTGGGGTGTTCGCCTGATAACTTCTTCGATGAAGACCAAAAAGCATCTACGCTCAACGAAGCGATTACGGCGCTTCTCTCTCCCCTGGGGCTGAAATTGGTGCAGCGTGCGGGTCGTGTGTGGCTTTACGATTTGCAAGGTCTCTATTTCGTGGAACAAGCCCCCACCGTGGTGTGGAGTTCAGACAGCCAAACGCTGGGAGTCGACAGCGTAGCGAACAACGTCCGCATTTCGTTTTCTCCCTATGCGTCGAACAAGCTGCTCGAAAGCGACGATCTAAGATTCCCGCGGCCGCTGCACAAGTTATGGGGAGTGTTGGAAAGAACACGCTCGACGCGCATCGCACAAAAAGTGGAGATCACGCACCCGGACGTTTATCTGTTTGCGCAGGAGTATTGGAGCGGAAAGTCTGGCGGTGGGACGTTCTCCGACGGCGGGACCCGCGTCGGATTTTCTTCTGTCGAGAAAAAACCGTCTTTCTTGTTAGGGCTCGCCGACAACCCCAACAAGTATTATCCGCTTGCTCGCTTGTGCAAGTTTCTCCCGTTGGGCGAAGGCGATGAGGCTACGGCCTACTGTGTGAAAGCCCCGACCGAAAACATTGTCGCAGGAAATGGGACATTGCCCAACTGGGGAGCCGCCGGCATATACGAAACGCGCCGCGTCTATCTTCCCAAAATCGCCAACCCCGGGCTCTACAAACTGCGGTTGCGTGTTTCGATTTTGGCCGACCGCGCGCTGTGTCCCATCACCACCCCCGCCGACGGAACGAAAGACAAAGAGAAACGGGACGGCATGGACAAAGATTGCGGGTGGGCGTTCCTTTCGGTGGAGGTGCGATGCGCCGACATCACCGGGCAAAAGGTTTGGCACTATGACAACGACCACCGACGCTATGACAAGAACGTGTCAACGGCGGAATATCAATTGTATCAATCGGGCACGAAATCGTGGATAAAAGAAGGAAGCGCGGACCTCGTTCCCCGTTGTTGGTTGGCCTATTTCGACAAATCCGATCCTTCGAAGCACTCCGCCATCGGCGGCTGGAAAAACAACCGCAACAATATCGGGCAACCCCACGACAAGCGTTTCGGGCTCCACAACAACGGCAGCACACACATCTTCGATTACGAAAACAGTTTACCCGACGGCGAATTGCTCCCGTACCCTGAAGAAGGCGGGTTCTTGACGATCAAGGTTAACAGCCAATTAGAGGTCTATCCGTACAATGCCGACCCGTCTTCAGCACCGCCGCCGGCGCATTTGAATTGGTTTGCGGTGAAGGCCCCCGATTTGGAGGTCGTCCGCTCGTGGGGCGATTGCGGCGCTCCCGAAGTGCCGGACATCGAGTACCGCGCAACCCTACACCCGGACGCAAAGGAAGAGCTCGCCATCGAAACGAAGTGCGGGACTTTGCCCGACGACGTAGAAGGCGAACCGATTTGCCGCGGGCTTTATCTCGACGCGCGCAGCCGCACCGCCATCCGTTCCAATGACATTGCCCGCGCCGGGGTGATAGCCCGTCCGGAGCAGCTCCTCATTAACTCGATTTACTCGCAATATGCCACACGACACACAAAATTAAGCGGGGAGGCCTACATCTACGACGGACAACTTGCCCCACGCACAGAGGCGAATCAAGGGCGCGCCCGCTTTATCGTAGTCGAAGAGCGACAAGACCTAATTGCAGACTGCGGAGACATCACCGCAATAGAATTGACACCCGATATATACAAAGCCGTGGAATCGGACGAAAAATTATAAGCTATGGCAGACGAAAAGAAGACCTACACCCTCACCACCGCCACCGTGCCGTCGCGTCCTCGCAGCAAAACCCGCCGCGAAGGCGAAGGACTCACCACCAGCGGGGCGTCGGCAATTGTGGAGAGCGCGACCGCCGGCAATGCACAGCGCGCAGCACACTCGGAAACGGCCAACGAAGCCGCACACGCTGCGGAAGCCGCCCACGCACTCAATGCGGACAACGCAAAGAATGCGACGCATGCCGATGAGGCTACACACGCCGCCCATGCAGAAACGGCAACGAGTGCGACAACGGCCGCGCATTCCAATACGGCCGACACCGCCACCCGCGCGCAGAGTGCGCAAACAGCAGACCACGCCGCGACAGCTGCGACGGCTGCACGTGCAGAGCAAGCCCAACGCGCCACGGAGGCCGAAACGCTGCGCACGCCAAACTTCGCGGACGGGCTGAACACCGGCGCGGGGGCGCGCATCGACGCGACGGGAAACGCGGAATTTCAGAGCATGGCGGTGCGCGGCTTCTTTCGCGCGGCCGAATATCAGATCAACCGCATCGCATTG